TCGAGCGGCGCGAGGGTGTGACCGTCTGAAAGGATCGACATGGGAAAGCCTGCCCCCTCGCTGCCTGACCAGGCCTACCAGGTCGTGGAGGCGAACCTGACCGCCGTCGGCCAGGCGACCACCGCCGCCGCCTTCACCGGCAACTTCATGCTCTGGCTGACAGGCACCTTCACCGCCACGGTCGTGATCGAGGCGAGCTTCGACGGCGGCGCCACCTTCCACCAGCTGACCTCGCTCGGCTCGGCGATTTCCTTCACGGCCCGCGCCGTGGAGGTGCTCCGCGTGCCGGAGGCGGGCGTTCTCGTCCGGGCGCGCTGCTCGGCCTTCACCTCGGGCACCATCGGCGTCAGGATCTCGCAGTGAGCGTCTTCCAGGGCGCGCCGATCCCCAGCGGCTCGCCGCCGGCGTTCACCGCGCCCGCGCCCGCGCTGACGGCCGCGGCCGCGATCACCGGCACCCTCACCCTCGGCCAGACGCTCACCCTGCCGGACGGCAGCTGGTCCGGCTCCCCCACCGGCTTCCTGAAACAGTGGCTGCGGAACGGCGCGCCGATCCCCGGCGCGACCGCCGGCACCTACACGCTGGTGGCAGACGATGTCGGCCAGGAGATCGCCGGCGAGGTGGTGGCGCTCAATGGCTCCGGCCCTTCGCTCCCCGCCCGAGTGGTGGCGGGGCGCTGCCGGCAGGTGCCGGTGAACACCGGCCGGCCGACGGCTTCCGCCATCCCGCTCGTCGGCCAGGTCGTCACGGTGAAGCCCGGGATCTGGGTGGGCTTTCCCGAGGCCGCCTTCAGCTACCAGTGGCGGCGCGGCGCCTCGAACATCGCGGGCGCGACCGGGGCTTCCTACACGCTCGTGGACCTCGACATCGCCGAGCTCATCACCTGCCGCGTGACGGGCACCAATTCGGCCGGCTCCAACACGGCAGACACGAACGCGATCGGCCCCGTGGCGGCCGCGCTGGTGGCGCCGGTGAACACGGCGGCCCCGGCGATCACCGGCACCCCCACCGTCGGCCAGACGCTGACTGCCTCCACCGGCACCTGGACGGGCAGCCCCGCGCCCAGCTTCGCCTACCAGTGGCGACGGAACGGCACGGACATCGCCGGCGCAACCGCCTCCACCTACCTCCTGCAGGCCGCCGACGAGGGCGCCACCATCACCGTCCGCGTGACGGCCACGAACAGCCAGGGCAGCGCAGGCGCGACCAGCGCCGGCGTCGGCCCGGTGGCGGCGGAGGCTGGCGGCTTCTCCATCTCCTACGCGGGCGGTTCGGCGGCCCATGCGTGGAACCTGCCCAGCTTCGGCGCTGTCACCATCAACAACCCGCCGCCGGACCTCGTGCTTGAGGTCGTGACGCCGGGCTTTGCTGTCGTGGGATATTGATATGGCAATCGCGGTCTCTTCCGAGCGGAAAACGAACCTCACCTACGCTGCCAATGTCACCATCGGCGATCTGAGCGCGGCCGGGCCGCTTCAGAATGTCGGCTACGCGATCGCGATGTTCATTCGCGCAGGGTCGGTGCTGACTAGTTATGGATCGTCCGTCTTCAATGTGATCGGGCAGGGGGCTGCCGGCGCGACCTGGAACGGATGGCGGGTCGGGCTTCGCTCCTCTGGCGCGACGGATCCGCGCAAGCTGAGTTCCTTTCTGCACTCCGGAGTAAACGCTGCATGGTCTGGCGGCGAGCGGGTTCTTGCCGCGCTTCCTTCGCTGATCGACGGCCAGACCGGGACTGACGGTTTCGTCTTCGCGCATGGCGTTCGCAATGTCGGGACGGTGCTTGCGCCGGACTGGCGGGTCTTCGCCGCGATGTGCGCGGTCGGCTCGGGCACCGGCACCGAATATCAGGAGGCCGTCGCCAACGCGGCGCACATCACGGTTTCGAAGCCGGTTCTCGGCGACATTTTCGATAATGCCGGCTCGGCCCGGCCGCCGATCGGGCTTGGCCTCAAGAATGTCGCCGTCATGCGCGGCAACATCACGCTCGCCATGGTGGAAGATTGGGCGGAGGGGCTGGCCACCTACGCGACGACGCCGGGTATCACCGTCATCGACCACCGCCGGCTGAACAATCCGACCGACCTGCTTGATATCGGGCCGAGCGGTCCGGGAACCGCTCTGGCGGTGAACGCGCTCGACGGCGACAATGTTGTGGATCAGGCATGGCCAGACATCGGCGCGTGGCTGGCCTCTGAGAACATCAACATCACGACGAGTTGGCAGGCGCCGTTCGAGGTAATCGGCGGGCGGGGTGTCTATTCGCTGCCGGTCTCTGGCGGCTCTGCCGGCGTGACGGGGGTGGAGCGGCGGTGGGTAAACCATGCGACCGGCACGCCGCTTGCCGGTGCGCTCGGCACCTGGACGGCGACCACCTTCGACAGCGGAACGGGCAACTGGAGCTTTTCGGACACCCTGCCGTGGAGCGGCGCCGGCAACACCGAATATCGGCTGGAGCTGCGAAACCCGACCGCGACCGTCACGGTCTCGCAGGCGGGGCTCTACATCGGGACGAACATCGCGCTTGTCGGGCAATCGGGCCTGCAACTGATCTTCGCGGCGGCGGACGGCTTCGGCACGAACCAAAGCGGAACCGTGGTGGCGGCCGGTGCTGTTGGCCAAATGGTGACGCTGAACGACCAGGAAGCTGGCGCGCCAGGAGCCTATGTGCAGCCCACGATGCTGCGGCGGAACATGACGGGCGGCGCCACGCCAACCGTCAACCAGGGGACGGTTGCCTTCCTGAACGAATGGCACGCGGCCGGCGGCGGCCCGCTGAGGATCACGCAAAGCGCCATTCAGGGCACAGGCGCCGGCGCCACCATTGCTGACGATCCTTACGAGGGCTGGCAGTTCCGTGGCACCATCGGCGTTCCGGCGCCGACCGCGACCGGCAACTCCGGCGGCGTCGGGTTCCATGGCTTCATGGTTCATGAGAGCCGCCGGGTTGCAGACGCCTATCTGTTGATGTGGTTTCCGGGAATCGGCGGCACCCGGTCTGAGGCGGAGACGAACACCCCCGGCCTCTGGACCGTCCTCGATCCAATGTGGAATGTGAAGGTTCCGCTGAAGATCATTTGCCCGCCCTATCGCATCAGCCGCCCGCCCTCTGACTACAGCTATCTGAACTTCCGGCGCGAAGTGCCGCAGGAGTGGGCCGTCGCGAACGATGCGATTGTCGCCTCCGGCGCAGCTTCCGCCTTTCTGGTGCCGCAGATCGTTGATGTCTTCATGGGCGACCCGTCGAATGGCGCCCACCCTTCGAACCTGCTGACCGAGACGGACGCGAACGGCGGCTCTGTCCGCCGGATCGGCGCCACCTATGGCCGGGCTGCCGCGGCGGCCTTTTCGGACGGCAGCATCGAGCGGATGGGGCCGACCGCGGTCGCGGCATGGCTGGAGGCCGGCGGCGCGCAGATGGTGATCGAGTTCGGCAAGCGATTGACGACGCTGGCCGGTGCGGCGCCTTCGCCGCGCAGCTTCTTCGTCTCTGAAGACAACGGCTCGACCTGGACGCGCGGCCTGTCTGTCGGCTCGCCCTTCACTGCCGCAATCGAGGGAACGCGGGTCCGCCTCACGCGCGCCACCGGCACCTGGAGCGCCACCAACCTGCGGGTGGCCGTGAATCGGGAGGACTGGCCGCACAAGGATGACGGCCTGGTGGGCCAGCCCTTCGTGAACGAGCCGGCCTATTCCGACAGCGAAGCGCACCAGCGCGGCGCGCTGAACGGGATGATCTACCAGGCCGACGGCGCGGGCTGGCGCTTCGGCGCGTCCGGCGCGCAACCGGGCTGGCCGATCTGCACGGTGGACTACAACGGGATCCCGGTGGCGGCGGCGAAGCCCGCGCCCGCGCTTGTGATGCGGCACCCGCTGCCCGCGGGCGCGAAAACGATCCAGGTCCGCGCCTTCGGCACCGGCCTGCCGCCCGGCGGGGAACTCATCACCCTGCCGAACCCGGCGACGGTGCTGTGATGATCGCCAACATCGCCATCAACCCGCTGATCGGGGCGTGCGGGAACATCGCTCTCGACTTCGCGGCCAACCGCCAGCCCGCCTGGGCCGGCCCTTGTCCTCCGGAGGTTCGATGAGCCCTGACTTTGTGGAAATCAGCCGCTCCCTCACGGCGATCGGCGCCTTCCTCCTTTCCGCCATCGCCCTCTGGCGGACGGGGAACTGGCGCAACGACGACAAGAGCGCGGCGGCCAACAAGGCGCGGGACGAGCGCCTCGCGGGAGTGGAAACCTTGATCAACCCCATCGCGTCTGCGCGCCTGCCCGACCGGGTGAGCGCCCTTGAAAGCGGCCAGCAGGAAATGCGCGCCCTCCTCCAGAACACCGCGAAGATCGCCGACGTGGAACGCCTCGTCGTCGGCCAGCAGGCTCTAGAGAAACACCTCGGTCGGCTGGAGGGCGGGGTGGAGCGCATCCACGACTATCTCCTGAAGGCGGGCGGCCAGTGAGCTACCGGCTGCACGTGGCGGAGCATCTGCGGCTCCTCATCCTGGAAGCGCTCGCCGAAGCGCCGGCCTACACCGCGGCGCCGGCCATCCTGAAGGTGGTGGCGCACTCGATCGGGATCCCGGCAACGGCGGACCAGATCAACACCGAGCTTTCCTGGCTTGCCGAACAGGGCCTGCTGGCCTGGGCCGGGTCCGCCACGCCGGCGGTCCTTTCGGAGCGCGGCCTCGAAGTGGCGCAGGGGATCGCGAGCGTGCCGGGTGTCGCCCGGCCGAAGCCGAGGCCGCTGCCGTGAGCGAGCAGCCGCCAGCGCGCCGGCGCCATGTGAAAAGCACGGTCGACCGGCTGAAGCCGGAGCTGCGGGACGAGATCCTGCGGCTGCGCTTGGCCGAGGGCCGGACGATTGACGAAATCTACGATCGCGTAAGGATCGACCACGGGGTGCACGTGACGCGCTCCGCGCTCGGCCGGCACGTGCTGAAGCTGGAAGTCGAGATGGAGGAGCGGAAGCAGGCGGAGCTCGCCAAGCTCTCCCCCGCGCTGGCCTTTGCGAACGCGCTCGCCGCGCAGATCGTGGCCGGGTTCAAAGAGGCGGGCGGCACGGACAAGCTCGATGCCTCCGCCCACCTTCTCGAGGCGCAGATCCTGCAGATGGCGATGAGCGGGATGGGCGAGGGGGAGGGCCGGCTCGGGCCCAAGGAAATGTTCGTGATCGCCCGCTCCCTCCAGACCCTCGAACAGGCGAAGCGGACCAAGGAAATCCGAGCGGCAGAGGGCGCGCGCCGGGCGGCCGAGGCCGCGAAGAAGGAAGCCGCCGCGCGGGTGGACGAGGTCGTCAAGAAGGCGAAGGGCCTGACGGCGGAGACCGTCCAGGCGATCCGGCACGCGGTGCTCGGCGATGCCTGAGGCGGCCTTCATCCTCGCTTTAACGGCCGTTGCCGGCTGGGGAATGGCCGGCTGGGCGGCCGCGCGCGGCTGGCGCCGGGCCTATCTTTCGACCGTTGAGCTGCGGGATCTCCTGATCCGGGAGCGGGACGGATGACCCCGCGGGAGTATCGCGAAGGCCTGATCTTCCGCCTGCAGGAGCTGATGCGGGATGCGGGCCTCAAGCCCCGCCATGTCGCGGCGGCCGCGGGCCTGCCGGCCCAGCATGTCTACAACTGGCTGAAGGGTGTGAGCGCACCCGCGCCCTGGCACCTGCCGCCCATTGCCAGGCTCCTCGGTTGCTCGACTGGCTTTCTCCAGTTCGGGGAGCCGGAATGAGGCTCTCCCCGGAGACCGAAGCCGCGGAGATCCGCGCGGCGTCTGAGGGGCTGCTTGCGGGGCTGCCGCGCGGGGACGTGCTGCTCGGCTATCAGGCGGCCGTCAACCGGCGGCTGTGGACGGGTGTCTCCCTGCTCGCGATCGAGAAGTCACGGCGGATCGGCCTCACCTGGGGGCTGGCGGCTTACTGCGTGCTCCGCGCCTCGGCCGGCGGCGCGGCGGGCGGGATGAACGCCTGGTATATGGGCTACGACCTCGAAATGGCGCGCGAGTTCATCGATGTGTGCGCCATGTGGGCGCGCGTCTTCGGGATCGCGGCCGGGGAGGTGGAAGAGGAGCTGGTCGAGGACGAGGGGAAGGACATCGGCGCCTTCCGCATCCGCTTCGCCTCCGGCTTCAAGATCGTGGCGCTCCCCTCCGTGCCGCGCGCGCTGCGGGGGAAGCAGGGCATCGTCATCATCGACGAAGCGGCCTTCCACAAGGACCTCGCCGAAGTGTTGAAGGCCGCGCTCGCGCTCCTAATGTGGGGCGGCCAGGTCGTCGTGGTTTCCACGCACGACGGGGTGGACAACCCGTTCAACCTGCTCCTCGACGAGATCCGGGGCGGCGCCCGCAAGGGCGAGGTGATGACGATCAGCTTCCGCGACGCGATGGCGGCCGGCCTCTACGAGCGCGTGGCGATGGTGGCGGCGCAGCGCGGCCGGCGCCTGGAGCTGGGCAAGGCCGAGTGGGAGGCGGACATTCGCGCCACCTACGGCGAGGCGGCGGAAGAAGAGCTCGACTGCGTGCCGCGCACTGGCGGCGGCTCCCTCATCAAGCCGGAAGACCTGGCCGCGTGCGAGCACCCGGACGCCGGCCGGCCGGAGCTCTACGCCGGCGGCCTCTATTTCGGCGGCGAGGACATCGCGCGCCGCCGCGACGGGCAGATCCAGTGGGGCTTCGAGCTGGTCGGCGACGTGCTCTGGCTGCGGGACCGGCTGGAGACAGTCGGCGCCTCCTTCCAGGAACTGTCGGACAGCCGCGCCTGGCTCATGCGGGAACGGCGGATCGTGAAATACGGGATCGACCAGACCGGGATGGGCGAAGCCATCGTGGAGGCCGAGCAGCTCCGACACGGCAGCTACCGGGTGGAGGGCTTCCTCCTGACGGGGCCGACCAGGCTTGACCTCGGCCTGTCGCTCGCCGCCCGGTTCGAGCGCGGCCTCATCCGCGTGCCCGCAGACCCGGTGATCCGGGCGGACCTCCGGGCGATCAAGCGCGCCGCTTCCGCTGGCGGCGGCGTGCGCCTCGTGAACGACGACAGCGTCCACGCCGACCGCTTCTGGGCGGCCGGGATCGCCTCCCGCCTCGCGGACACGCCTTATCAGCCGATGGATTACCGCCCGGTGCCGCGCGGCTCCGCGCTCGGCGTGCCGCGCGGGAACTTCATGCGGCCCGATCATTCAAGCGACCGCGACGCCCGGCTGGGCCGCGGCCGCCGCACCTACTGAGGAGACACGGCGTGGGCCTCATCGACACCTTCCGGCAGATCCTCCGCCTCGAAGCGGCGGCCGACACGCCCGCCCTGCCAGGCCCCCGCGAGGACGCGGATATCCTCACCCGCGAAGTCGCCCGCGCGTCGCTCGTCTCCACCCGCTCCATCCTGGCGGGCCACCCGGCCGACGATCTCACGCCGGAAAAGCTCGCCATCCTCCTGCGCAACGCCGAGGCCGGAGACCCGCAATCCTACCTCGAACTCGCCGAGCAGATGGAGGAGCGGGACCTTCACTATCTCGGCGTGCTCGGCACCCGGAAGCGTCAGGTGGCGCAGCTGCCGATCACGGTGGAGGCGGCGACCGATTCGCCGGACCATGTCGCCCACGCCGATCTCGTCCGCCGCTTCATCGACCGCGAGGCGCTGGAGGCGGAGATGTTCGACCTCCTGGACGCGGTGGGCAAAGGCTACAGCTTCACCGAGATCGTGTGGGGAACGAGCGGAGGCGTCTGGCTGCCGGAGAAGCTGAAGTGGCGCGATCCGCGCTGGTTCGAGTGGGACCGGGAGACGGGCGAAACCCCGCTCCTGAAGGGCGGGCTGGGGGATGAAGGCGGCGCGCGCCTCGTGCCGCTGCCGCCGCACAAGTTCATCGTGCACCGCCACCCGGCGAAGTCCGGCCTCCCCGTCCGCTCCGGCCTCGCCCGGCCGGTCGCGTGGTCCTGGATGTTCAAGGCCTACGCCCTGAAAGACTGGGTCGCCTTCGCGGAGGTCTATGGCTTCCCCTTCCGGCTGGGGAAATACCCGCCCGGCGCCAGCGAGGAGGATATCGGGAAGCTCCTCCAGGCGGTGCACGGGATGGGGGTGGACGCGGCCGCCGTCATCCCGCAGTCGATGGAGATCACGCTCGTCGACGGGAAGACGAACGGCAGCGCGGACCTCTACGAGCGGCTCGTCCAGTATCTCGACCGGCAGGTTTCCAAGGCCGTGCTCGGCCAGACCGCGACGACGGACGCCGACACCGGCGGCCTGGGCTCGGGCAAGGAGCACGGCGAAGTCCGCGCCGACATTGAGCGGGCGGACGCGAAGCTGCTCGCGGGCACGCTGTTCGAGCAGCTCGTCGTGCCGATCGTCGCGTTCAACTTCGGCCCGCAGGGATCTTACCCGAAGCTGAAAATCGGGCGGGAAGAGGCGGTCGACATTCAGGGGATGACGGCGGCGCTCGGAGCGCTCGTGCCGCTCGGTCTGGAGGTGGAAATGTCGGTCGTCCGGGACCGGCTGGGCTTCCCCGATCCGGCCCCCGGCGCGGTGGTCTTGCGCTCGCCTGTCGCCAGCCCGGCGCCACCCCCCGAAAATCGCCCGATTCAGGGCCTCGGAGGGCCGCCCGCCCCCATCACACCTCCCGCGCCGGAGGGTGGCCTCTTAGTGGCCTCTTATCCGCGTTATTCGCTATCCGGGCTTGGCAAGGTCCCTGCCGAACCGCGCCGGCTGCTGATCGCGGCCGCCGAACGCCTCGTGGCGGCCGAACAGGACGCCGTGGACGAAGCCGCGGCGGCGATCGCGGCGGCCGATTCGCAAAGCCTGCTCGGCGCCATCGTGCGGCCGCTCCTGTCTGCCCTGTCAGACGGCGCGAGCTTCGAGGAGGCGGCCGCCATCCTGGACGCCGCCGCCGCCGGCACCAGCGACGAGGCGCTCGGGGCCGCGCTAGAAGCCGCGATGCTCCGCGCCCGCATGGCCGGCGAGGCGGGGCAATGATCATCGTCCGGGTCGAGCTGCATAGCGCCATCACGGGAGAGCGGACCGAGATCGCGCGCGCCGTGATCGACAACATCGGGGGCACGGAGGAGCACGGCGAGTATCGGGCGCGTTCGCTGTTCGGACGTTCCGGGCAGGCTCTCGACGCATCATGGCGCTGCCGGCGCTTCACCCGCGAGGGCCGCGTCCACAACCACCCGCGCAAGCGCGCTCATGTGTGGGTCCTGGTCGCGCGGGCGCTGGTGGCGCTGGGCTATGCGCCAGATGGCTACGACGTGACGCGGCTTCACAAGGGCGCCGGCGGACTGCTCGCCGGCGAGACGGGGCAGTAAGTGACGAGCCAGCCGCCCATCACCATTCGCGGCGCGCTCGATCTGCCGCCGGACGATGCGATGCGGGCTTTCCGCGCGCGGGACGAGCTCAGCCGCACCGTCTCCTGGCGGGACTTCGAGCCGGAGGAGCACGCCCGGGCCTTCACCGCGGCGAAGATCGCCCGGCTCGACATCCTCGCGGACCTGAAGGCCTCGCTCGACACGGCGCTCCTGGAAGGCCAGACGTTCGAGCAGTGGCGGCAGGAGATCGAGCCGGCCCTCCAGCAGAAGGGCTGGTGGGGGCTGGTGCAGGACCGCAGCCTCACCGGCACGGACCGCCCCGTCTTCGTGGGTGAGCGGCGGCTGCGCACCATCTTCGCTACCAACATGCGGGTCTCCCGCGCGGCCGGGCAATGGCGGCGCATCCAGGCGGCCAAGGCGGAGCGGCCGTGGCTGCGCTACTCCGCCATCCAGGACCGCCGCACCCGGCCCGCGCACCTGGCGCTGCACGGGATCATCCGGCCGGTCGACGATCCGATCTGGAGCCGCATCTTCCCGCCGAACGGGTGGAACTGCCGCTGCTCCGTCCGCCAGCTTTCCGACCGCGATCTCGAGCGTCAGGGCCTCACCCCCACGCCAGACGACCGGCTTCCCCGGCTCGATCCGGTCGGCCGGGTGGAGTTCGGCCGGCCGCGCCGGGTGCGCGAGCGCCTGCCCGGCATCGACCCCGGCTGGGATTACAACCCCGGCGCCGCCAGCCTTTCCGGTCTCATCGAGAAGGCGGGCGAAACGCTCGCCAAAGCGCAGGCCGCCGGCCTCCCCGGCGCCGCCGCCAACACCACCGCGCAGCTCATCCCCCTGCTCGCCGCCTGGCTGAGCGACGAGGTGGCCGCCGCGATCATCGACAGCCTGCAAGAAGGAGCGGAAGCATGAGCCGGGCCCTGCCCTCTGACGCCCGGGCCGCGCTGGCGGCGATCGCCGGCGGTGCCGCCACCATGCGGGAATTGCAGCGCGCGGCTGCACTTTGGGCCACTGCCGCGAAGGAGGCCGTGCGGGTGCTCCGCTGGAAGGGCTTCCTGGAATGGGACCGGCTGGCGCTGAAGGGCCCGGCGCCCGAGCCCGAGCCGGAGCCGGAGCCGCAGCCTGAGCCCGCCCCGGCGCCAGAACCCGCTCCGGCGCTCCGCGCGCCGGTCGTCGTGCAGCCGATTCCCCTGCCGCCGCCGCCCGTGCCGGTTGCCATCACCGCACCCGGCCGGCCGCGCGTGGAGCGACGGGTGGGCGACACCGAGCCGCTGCCGCCCGGCTGGCGCCGCACCGCCTGGCAACACCAGCGGCGCATCCAGGCCGCGAGCGGACGGCACGGAGACAATGCCTACGGCCGCGCGGAGACGCGGGACGAGGCCGAGCGGCTGG